TTTTTATCAAAAAGGTTGGAGATATGCAGTTTTTGTCGTATGTTTGTCTAACTATCGTAGAAAACTTTTAATGATTGAAAACAAAATCAAGAGAGAAGTTAACACACGAAAGAATGCAAAACACATTATGAATCTTAAGAATGCTCGTGAGCGAATTATGAATTCATATACAAAAGTAAACAAGAAGTTAAACCAAATAAAACAAACAAATGAGTAAATTAAAAACAGTAAACATTCAGGGGAAGGACTATGTAATGGTTCACGACCGATTAAAACATTTTAGAGAAACCTACCAACATAAGTACGGTTTAGTAACTGAGGTGTTAGAAAAAACAAGTACAACTATTTTAGTTAAAGCTAAGATTGTAGATAAAGAATCTGGTTTTACAGTAGCAACTGGTCTGGCTTTTGAAGAGGCAGCATCTAACTTTATTAATAAAGGAAGTTACGTAGAGAATGCAGAGACTAGTGCGTGGGGTAGGGCGTTGGGTTGCTTTGGTATAGGTATAGATAGTGGTGTTGCAAGCTATGAAGAAACTGCTAACTATAAACTAAACGACAAAGTAGTCAAAGTACAAGATGTAGATGTTGAAGCGTTTCTTAAATGGGTAGCAACGCTGCCGAAGAAAGATAAAAATATGGAATACATTATAAAGTTCTTAAAAGATAACAACTACAACATTACAGAAGAAGTCAAACAAACAGTAACAAACGCAATATCAAATGGAAAAAGTACTCAAAAAACTAAGAAACGATAAAGACTATTACGGGGACTACGGTCGCAGCTATTTATCTAATTCCGATATAAGCAGCTTATTAAACAACCCAATAGACTTTAAAAAAGTAAAACCCGATAACAAAAACTTTTTGTTTGGTAGATACTTTCATCAACTTATTCTAGAACCAGACAAAGCATTTGACTGGGAATTTGTAGATGCAAGTAGCAGAACTACAAAACTATATAAAGAAACGATAGCGATGCGAGAAGTAGATGTTATGCTTTTGGAAAAAGAAAAAGAATTAGCACAACAGCTAAAAGAAACTATGCTGAGGAATTTTGACTTTGCTATGCCAATTTATAAAACTGGAAATAAATTTGAAGAGCCAGCTGTAAAAAAAATCAAGGGCGTAATGTGGAAAGGTAAAGCAGATATCGTTACAGACAATTGTGTTATTGATATAAAAAGTACAGCTGACATTTCTCGTTTCAAATTTTCAGCACGTACATATAATTATGATAGTCAAGCTTATCTATATCAAGAATTGTTTGGCAAACCTTTAGAGTTCTATGTTATTTGTAAAGAATCAAAAGTGTTAGGCAAGTTTAGACCAACACCAGAATTTTTAGAACGAGGAGAATACAAAGTAGAAAGAGCAGTGGAAATGTACAATAAATATTTTGCTGATGGTAGTCTAGAAAATATTGAGCAGTTTTATATTAATGAAGATTTATAATGAAGAAAAGAAAATTAAACTCTAAGAACCCAAAGTATCACAAAGAGGATAAAAAACAAATAAAAAAAACAACTAAAAAATTAATCTGTGAAACAAAAAATTGTAAAGTTTATGCGGTATTTGAGGAGTAAACTTCCTCGAAGAACGCCACCAAAAACTATTATGTGGATACGAGTTCCAATGTCCGTTAATAGTAAAGTCGAGAAAGAAGATTTAATCTTTGAGACTATGAATCATTTGGAACGAACTATAAAAATTAATAAAAATGTCAGAATTCAAACACAATCCCAACAAAGGGAATTTATTTAGAAACAAGTTCAAGAAAGAAGGTAGTAAAGAACCAGACTATAAAGGTACATTAGCTATGCCAGATGGCAAGCAGATGGAATTAGCAGGTTGGATTAATACTAGGACTAATGAGCAAGGACAAGAAGAACAATACTTCGGTTTGTCGTTGAGCGAGCCCTATGAAAAGCCAGCAGAAAAAGTTGAAGAGCCAGTACCAGTTGCGGAGCCAGTGAAAGATACTTCACTACCTTTCTAATCTAGTAATGAATGTAAAAAGAGAGTCTCTTACGGCTCTTTTTTTATGTTTTTTTTTGTGTCGATATGTTAATTTTTATGAATTTATATTTAACTTCTAAATTTTTATTATATATTTATTATTCTTTTTTTTACTTACGTGTAAAAATATGACATAATCGACATACCAACTGATTATCAACAACTTATGAAATTAAAAACGACATAAAAACGACATATAAACGACATACTATGACACACGCTATAACGATATTCCAAAACATTAAAGAAACTACAACCCCTTTTCACCGTGATGCTTTCACTATATTGGAAAGAATTAAGAACGGCTCCTCCAAAGATTTAGTCAAGAGAATAAGGCAAGAAAAAGACAAGGCCAAAAGAAATGAAATTAAAAAACTTTTACCAGCCGTCTGTTTTTCTGGAACTTTTACAAAGAGACAAGACAACAGTCTTATTGAGCATAGCGGATTAATTTGTTTAGATTTCGATGGCTATGGAAAAGTCAAAGATATGTTGAAGGACAAAGAAATGTTAACTAAAAACAAATATGTATTCTCGGTTTTTGTTTCGCCTTCGGGTAATGGTCTTAAGGTTCTAGTCAAGATACCTAGAGACAAAGAAAACCACACAAGATATTTTCAATCGTTAGATAAATACTTTAACTCAAATTACTTTGACAAGACTACAAAAAACATATCAAGAGTTTGTTATGAAAGTTATGACCCTCTAATTCATATTAATAATGATAGTGAAGAATGGACAACAATTGAGGAGATAGAATACAGAGAAGTAAAAAAACATATAGACCCAGTAACAATTCCTATTACAGATGAAAACAAAATTGTAGAGATACTGGTTAAATGGTGGGAGAAAAAATTTCCAATGAACGAAGGTCAAAGAAACCAGAACGCTTACGTATTAGCAGCTGCATTCAATGACTATGGTATAAGTGAAAGCTTAGCATCTTACGTGCTAGGTCAGTATGCCAATAAAGATTTTAATTTAGAAGAAATAAAGAGAACAATAAAGTCTGCGTACAGTAACACTCATAACTTTGGAACTAAATATTATGAAGATGAAGATAGAATCAGCGACATAAAAATTAAATTAAAACAAGGAGTCCCAAAAAATGAAATCAGGTGTCAACTAGAAGATGCTTCATTTGATACCGAAGTAATTAATTCAGTGCTTGAAAGAGCAGATGAAGAAAACAAGCATCAAATATTTTGGACTAAATCAAACAAAGGGGTAATTAAGATTGTTCACATTTTATTTAAACAATTTTTGGAAGACCACGGGTTTTACAAATTTTGTCCCGAAGGAAGTAGAAACTACGTCTTTGTAAAAGTGTCAAACAACTTAATAGACCACACCTCAGAAAAAGAAATTAAGGACTTTGTATTAGATACTCTATTGAAGTTAGAAGATATGAGTATCTACAATTACTTTGCTGACCATACTAGATTTTTTAAAGAAGAATTTCTATCACTACTGTCTACAATAGAAGTTTATTTTATTGAAGACACTAAAGATGAAGCTTACTTGTATTACCGAAACTGTGCAGTAAAGATTACTAAAGATGAAGTTGTTCCAATTGATTACTTAGACTTGGGTGGTTACGTTTGGAGAGAACAAGTTATAAATAGAATCTTTACAATATGCAAGGTAAAGGACTGCGACTACAAACAATTTGTTGCAAACATATGCGGACAGAACTCATCACGTATTTCTACAATGGAAAGTACCATTGGTTATTTGATGCACGGTTATAAAAATTTATCATTCTCTCCAGCTGTTATTTTAAATGATGAAGTTATATCAGACAATCCAGAAGGTGGAACTGGTAAAGGTTTGTTTATGAATGCTCTTGCACATATGAAGAAGTTGGTGTTTATTGATGGAAAGTCTTTTAACTTTGAAAGGTCTTTCGCTTACCAGTTAGTATCAGCGGACACTCAAATCTTATGTTTTGATGATGTAAAAAAATATTTTGATTTTGAGAGATTGTTTTCGGTGGTAACAGAAGGACTAACATTAGAAAAGAAAAACAAAGATGCCATTAAAATACCTTTTAGTAAATCTCCAAAGATAGCCATAACAACAAACTATGCAATCAAAGGTTCTGGAAACTCTTTTGCTAGGCGTAAATGGGAAATAGAACTGCACCAACATTACAATAAAGCTTACTCTCCTTTAGATGAATTTAATAAACTTATGTTTGGAGACTGGGATGATTCTGAGTGGTGTATTTTTGATAACTATATGGTAGATTGTTTACAGCTGCACTTGAACGAAGGTTTAATTAAATCTTCCTTTGTAAACTTAGAAGTTAGACAGCTGTCAGCTGAAACCTCACACGAATTTATTGAGTGGTGTGGATTACTGCACGGTCAATCTATTAACAGCAAGCTGCAAACAAATACAAGAATTTACAAACAAGAACTGTACTACGATTTTATTGAGGAAAACCCTGATTACGCACCTAAGTCAAAGATGACAATATCTAGAACTAGATTTAACAAATGGCTTACAGCTTATGGATTATTTAGCGGAGGCGTAATGCCAGATGAAGGAAGGGATATGCACGGGCGATGGATTATATTTAAAACAAAACAAAAACCTAAAGACCCAACCTTACCTTTTTAATGGAGAAATCAGACAAAGAAGTATTAGACATAGCTATGCGAAACTCGTATAAAGTTTTATTTGAAGATGGAAACGAAGAAGAGATAATGGAGTCAGACAAATATTACTTTGCTCACAATCCTTTTGCACCTTACACAAAAGACTTTATGTATAATATGCTTCAGTTTTTTATTGAAGAAGAAGAGTATGAAAAATGTATTAACATCAGCAAACGAATAAATAAATGGAACTCAGACCCTACCAGAAAGAGATTGTAACACAAGGGTTACAAGTGTTACATTCACATAGATTTTTATATTTAGCTATGGAGGTGAGGACGGGAAAAACTCTTACGTCTTTGAAGTTAGCAGAATATTTTTATGATAACGGTGATGTTTTATTTATTACCAAAAAGAAAGCTATATCAAGTATACGCTCTGATTATGATTTACTTAATCCTGATTACAACTTATATGTAATTAATTATGAAAGTATACACAAGATACCTGAAGAGAAGTGGTCAGTTGTTATTTGTGATGAAGCTCATACAATGGGAGCTTATCCAAAACCAAGCAAGCGGGCCAAGCAGGTCAAGGCCCTGCTAACCAAACATAATCCGTATGTTATTTTACTATCAGGAACTCCTACTCCTGAAAGCTACAGTCAAATGTACCATCAAGTTTATGGGATACCAACCAATCCTTTTTCTCAGTATAAAAATTTCTATAGGTTTTGTGATGATTATGTAAATGTTCAAATGCGTCCTATAGGTATAATGCATATAAAAGATTACAGTGGAGGGACGCAGAAAATTCTAGAATCAATGAGACCATACACTATTTCATACACACAGAAAGAGGCTGGCTTCAAAGTCGAAACAACAGAAAATATATTGACGGTTGAAATGAAAGAGAAGACGTACTACTTAATAAAAAAACTGAAAAAAGACAAAGTGTTAATGGGAAATGAAGAGGTAGTGTTAGGCGACACAGCTGTGAAGTTGATGAGCAAGATTCATCAAATGTTTTCAGGCACAGTAAAGTTTGAGTCAGGTGCTTCACACGTATTAGATAATTCCAAAGCAGAGTTTATAAAACGTAAGTTTAAAAATAAAAAGATAGGTATATTCTACAAGTTTGTAGCAGAGCTTGATGCTTTAAAAAGTGTATTTGGAAAAGAGTCGTTGACGACCAATTTGGAAGAGTTTAACACAACAGATAAATCTATTGCCCTGCAAATTGTGAGTGGAAGAGAAGGAATATCTTTAAGGAAAGCGTCTGCCTTAGTTTATTATAATATAGATTTTTCAGCTACAAGTTATTGGCAGTCAAGGGATAGAATGACAACAAAGAATAGATTAAAGAATAATGTGTACTGGGTTTTTGCTAGGGACGGAATAGAAAAACAAATATACAAAGCTGTTACAAAGAAAAAAGATTATACTCTAAATCACTTTAAAAGAGATTTCTTAGCTTTGTAATATGACAGAGCAGCAGATTCAAAAGAAAAGGATTGATGAGCTTGAAGCAGAAGGTTACTACGTAATTAAATTAATGAAGACAAATAAGAATGGTATTCCAGATATCATTGCATTGCCTCGAGATTGCGAAGTTTTATTCAGCGAAGTTAAAAAACCAAAGGGTAGACTTTCTATACTACAAGAGTATAGATTAAAAGAATTAGAAGAGTATGGCTTTAAAACAGAAATATATAGAGGCTAGGCCAGAGTACGATATGGACGAAGGTTTCTTAGAGCAACTAAGAGGTTTTCCCATAGAGTACAGTGTTCCAGTAGCTGTTCTAATGGATTGTAATGCAGATTATTTACCTCAACTAGATGGGTGGACGCAAGCAGTAGGAGGGGTAATTACAAAACCACATAGCTTTTTCTTTGAAATAGAATACTTTCATCAGAGTGATGAAGTGCCAGTATTTTTAAGCATAGTAGAAACCGATGCTGACACATACTTAGACCACATTAACAACAACACAACATTAAAACTAAACGATGACATACTTAGCAGAATACGATACTCGTAAATTTAAGAAAGTAAAAAACGCAGTAGACTCTGTGTTTGGTATAGATATACTTTCACCTTCACGACAAAGAAACTATGTAAATGCAAGAATGATTTACTCTAAAATATTAAGAGATAAAAGAAATACATTCAAGTCCATAGCATTCTCATTACAAAAAAATCACGCCTCTGTTTTACATTATGTAAAAAGTATTGATTGGTTGTTGTCCTACGACAACGAACTGCTAATTAAATACAAGCAGTGCCTGGAACTAATTGGTGAAGACGCTGATGAGTATTCAGAGCTAACCAGAGCTGAATTAATTTTTCTTGTCAAAAAACTCAAAAAACAAAATAATTTATTATCTTTATCCAAATGTCTAAAACAAGACTAAAGTTAGTCAAAATGTAAAAGATTATAGGATAAATGGTTAGCCAAGGAGTAGAGAAAGATAAGTTGAAGTTCATCAATTTTACGATGAAAGAGATACACGACTCCCTAGACAATCTTTATGAAAACTTTGTTGATGGACATTACACCGAAGTAAAAAAAGATTCTGCTCTTATTATTAAGATTCTTTCCTCCTTACAAGATTCGGTGGAAGACGAAATATAATATGGCAAAAGAATACGGTAAACGACTCAGGCTTTCAACAGAAGAAGTAGATTTAATTCTACAGAGAAGAGCAACCGTTGTAGATAACATAAATAATAATTCCGCACTTGACATACACTTAAAAGAAAGAGGCATCAACAAAAAAGATGTAGTCAGTGTAAAACATTGGCAAAGCGGAAGTGGAGATTATAGATTCTCCGTAGTTACTAAAGAAAACATAGGGCTAGAAGAAAATCAAATATGGGATAAAGTAAACAGCTTTATCGAAACTTATTCGCCTAGCTATGAACCCATCGAAATTCCATCAGGAGACCATCTGTTGATTGTTAATCCAGCAGACATACATATTGGAAAGTATGCCAGTGAGCTAGAAACTGGAGAAAAATATGATTGTGAAACAGCAGTAAGTAGAGTAATAGAAGGAGTAATAGGTCTAATAAACAAGTCAACTGGTTTTGACATTGACCGAGTTTTGTTTTGTATAGGCAATGATATCCTTCATATTGATAACGTATACAGTACAACTACAAAAGGAACTTATCAAGACACAGATGGTAAATGGTGGGAGCATTACGAAATAGCTTTAATGTTATATGTAAAATGTATAGAGTTGCTCAGACAAGTAGCACCCGTAGATGTCCTGCATAGTATGAGTAATCACGATTACCAATCGGGTTTTCATCTAGCACACACCTTGAAGAGTTGGTTTAGAAAAGCTGAAGACGTGAAATTTGATATAGGGGTAGCCCACAGAAAGTATTATAAGTATGGCACTAACCTCATAGGTTTAGAGCACGGTGATGGTGCAAAGATGGACGCACTGCCTTTGCTTATGGCACAAGAGAACCCTAAAGATTGGTCGTCTACGACTCATAGGTATTGGTACCTACACCACATTCATCATAAAGTAAAACACAAATGGTTAGACGGAAAAGACTTTATAGGTGTTAGCGTAGAATATATGCGGTCTCCAAGTGGTACGGACAGCTGGCACAGTCGTAAAGGTTTTACTGGAACTCCTAAAGCTTGTGAGGGTTTTATACACCACAATGAAAGTGGTCAGGTAGCTAGACTAACACATTACTTTTAAGACCTTTTGAAATCGCCACGCTTGGGTCTTTTGTTTTTGAAGCCATCTGTAGCATAATATAACTTCACTTGTTTTTCTGTAAAGATTCTTCCACTTGGACTTTTATATTTGTTCTTTCCTATCTTAGTAAATGGCATAGTTATAATTGTCTAGTTCTTTTTTTCTTATAAGTTTTTTTCTTTCTCTTTTTAGTTTTATCAGGCGGCAAGAAACGTTTTGGTATTTGACTTTTAGGTACACGCATCATTCGTAGGAAATCATACACCCAATGGTTCTCTCCCTCTACTGCTTGCTTCAATGGATATTCTAAAATATCTAACTGAACCCCTGTTTTAAACTGAACAAATTCATATAGTCCTTTGAGTAATTGCTGCCAGAAAGTTCTATTTTCCTCATTTCTAATCCATTTACCAAGCTCTTCTGCGTACTCAACTGACGGGAACGTAGTTGAGTCTTTTCCTTTTTTGTAAGGCGTTCCTTCTACTTCGTTTTTGAAAGCTGATACTGTTTCATTCATTATTGGTATAGCGTCAATCATAGCTTGTATACCGTGCCATTTAAGAACTTCTTGCCAAAACTTTTCTCTGTCTTCATCTTTCCCTAGCAGCAACAACCAGATAGAACTAACTGCTTTGAAAAACATAGTACCAATAAAGCCTACCCACAAAAACGTATTGATATCTTTCATTTCTGGAGTTTTGTTTTTAAAAAAGTCTTTCATTACATTCATAAAGCTCAAGAAAGAATTACTTAATATTTGAAGTGGTGTTGTTGTAAAAGCAGTAAACACTTGTGATAGACCACTTTTCTGTGTTTGTATACCTGGTTTGTCTACACCTCTTCTTGATTGGTTTGTTAAGTTGTAATCATTAAATACTCTTAAAGCTTCCTCGTGAGTAAAGCCATTAGCTAACATATTTTTGTATACTATAATATAACCCATAGCACCAGCCAAGTCTCCTTCTGAAGTGAAGTAACCAAAAGTCTTTTTTACAATTTCATAGCTTTGACTTAGTTTTCTTCTGTTAATCCCTTCAGGTGAACTATCCATTAAATCAGCTGGTTCCCTACCTGTATAGAGTGCATATATGTTTCCATCTGTTGCTTCAAAATTTCTTTTTCTAAACGTAGCAGATATTTTTTTAGCTAGCTCTTTGTTTTTTTGATAGTTGCCTGGAGAAAACTCTTTAACTACTTGAGTCATAAAGGCCGCTATATTAGGAGGTTCGTTAAGACCCGTTGCAGCTACATCATATAGTAATGTAACAACATCAGTAGCTATGTTTTTAATACCTGCACCAGTAAAGATTGGGTCTCCTGCTTTTCTGGTTTTTTTAAATATTTGAAATTTAGGATTGTTATATAAAGGGTAAGCTAATACAACCGAAGAAGCTTGCTTAAACAACTGCATAGGGTGTAAAGCCAAGAAATAACTTGTAATAATGTTTACATTTGCAGAAACCCATTTGGTTTTATTAGGGCCTCTAGTTTTACCTGAAGGGTCAATAGCTACATTTATATTATAGATAACCATATCTTTCATACCACTTGTAGAAAGCAATGCATTTACGGAAGGCATAGCGATGATTCCTTCAATAATTTTTACGTCAGTAGCATATCCCGTCCATCTTGCTACATCATCTATATAGTTGTCTAACACGTTGAAAAAATTCATATCGGTTAGTATCATTCTAAGATTGTTTGGACTAGCGGTTTCAGATAAACTGCCAGGCAGCATAGAACGAATTGCATTTAAATTAGCTGTGGAGTCAACGTCAAACGCATAGCTTTTACTATCTCCTACAATAGGTTGTGTAGCTCTTGGGAAATACAACTCTCTAAAAGGCAAATTAACTCCATATATTTCTCTGTGTTTTGCATTTACCACTGGGTACACTTCATCAGTTAAAAAATCTATTACTTTATCAACATAAGTAGTAAGGTCTTTGCCTATAAATTTTTCTAGCTTATCTATTTTTTCCTGTGTGAACCCATCGTTCTCTAAGATAATTTTACTTTCAGGGTTTTTCCATAATGCATAAATACGCATAGCTTCGCTTGTAGTTATAGCTGTGCTTCCCGTTACTAAGTTTCGTTGTGTATTTACTCCTTCAATCTGTATGGTTCTACCATCATCTGCTAAAGCAGAAATATATTGATAGGCGTTTACTTCAGCCATATTTAAACCAAGCTTCTCTGCAATAAGGTTTCTGTATTTCTTTTTCCCTAGAACTTCATCAGCTATCTCGGTTAACCTATCATAAAAATCAAAGTAGATAGAGTTATAATTTTCTTCAGCATCTGCTAATCTGTAGTAAATATTATTAAGTAAAAATTTTCCGTTTCGATTGTCTAATGCTGCGTAGAAAAGGTGTCCCATTGCTAAAGAGTCATATGCATTTAAACGCATTTGCTGCAACACTACTTTATAATTATTAAAACTTAAAAAATTGTTTCTTAGTTTTTCCATAGAACCAAGGAAGCCGCTTCTTTTATATTCTAATAAAGCGTTTCTCCCTTCACTGTTTAGTGTGTCTAAATTCTTTGGGGTACCATCTTCTAAAAATAAATCTTTGTTTGTTTTTTTAATTTGTTCGTCTGCTTCCTTTTCTAATTTTTCCAGTTCTTTTCTTCTTTCCTCCTGCTCAGCTTGGTATAAGCTTCTACCTAGTTGTCGTTTGTTTTTTAAATCATCAAACAATTGTTCTACTTCAGCTAAATTCATTGCTGGTAGATTACCTAAAACTGCAAAAGCATCAGCTCTAGCAATCAACTCTCTATCCTCTCTTGTTTTGTTTTCTTTGTCTCTAAGTTTTGATATGGTGTTTTCTAAGCCCGCTAAATCATTCATTTCTTTTGCGAACAACTCACGCCCTTGTGGTGTATCTAAATTGTTTAATAAAGCTCTTGCTGCTACAAAAAATTCTTTTGTAGTAACATCTATTTGTGCACCCCTTCTAGTTTTTCCTGTTACTGTTACATTTGTTTTAGCTTGGGTTTCAATTAGCTTTTTTATTTTAGAAATTAAATTATCTTTAATTCTGTCTTCAACCTTACTTATACGGTTTAATACATTTTCTATTTCAGCTAGTTGATTTTTTTGATTTATTGCAGCTATACGATTATTCATATAGGTTAAATCACTTCTGTTTACTAGGTCAGTCTTAGGAAATATTAGATTAATTAATTTTGCTAAATCTTTTTTTACTGTTGCAATATCTTTAGCTGCTTGTTTTCTAGCACGTAAAGTATTTTTTATTTTGTTTACTTCAGCTTGTACATTTCTGTTTGCTCTTATACCTAACTCTTTGTCGTAATCAACCACTAATTGTTCTTGAACCTCAGGAGATTGAGCAGCATAAATAGGACTGGCTTTCAATGCGTCTAAACCTATCTTACGTATTTCTGCTGGTGATTTTAAACCTTCTAATACAGACTCATCTATTGGAAATAATCTTAATATTTGTGTGTTAGATTTACCTTTAGTTGCTTTAGGAAATCTTTTCTTTACAGAGTCTATATGCTTTTTTCTTACTTCTGTTGTAGTACCAACACCGATAGCTTTGTTTACAATGTTTTGCACTTCAGTAAATAAAGCCATACCTCTAAAGAACCCGCCATCTATATTTCTAAATGCAGTTGGTAGTGATACTATTTCTGTAGGCAACGCTGTTAATGCTTCATCTATATCTTGACGAGTAAACCTTTCTTCTCCACGCACGCCTATATTTTCACCACGATTTACTCTTTCGACTAACACAGCTTTTATTTGGTCATCTGATATGCCTAGCTCTCTAGCTTCTGTTACAACTTCAACCATATTGCTTCCACGTGGGACTTGTTTTTGTTGAGACAATGCTAATTGAGTTTGTCCTGTTTCATCTACAATAACATCTTCTACTACAACTTCACCTCCTAATAAATCTCCTAACGCCATATTAACAAAGTCAGTTAAAGACATTCCTTTTATATCATCTGCAAATGTTGGTGATTTAAAAAAGTCTTTAGCTTTTAAATAAGCGTTTTTAATAAAGTTCATTAACGCTTCATACCACTTATATAATTTACTTTTGGTTTGTTTTTCTGCGTCTCTAGTTTTCTTTGCTCCTTCTTGTGCAATATAAATAACTAATGCTTCCTCTCTAGCTTGGTCTCCTTCACCATATATTTTTACCTGCTCATTGTATATGTCTTCTCCTTCTTTTGTGGAAGTAATTAATTGTAAACCTCTTTTATATAATGCAGTTCCTTTGGCTCCAGATTCTTTTGATTTTAAATAATCTAGATATATATGTCCAAACTCGTGTATAGGCAGTTCTAATGTTTTATCATCAGGGTTTAAATATACCTTACCATCACGTGTAGCTCCATAAGCTACATAACCATCCTTAGTTGTTCTTTTAACTACTCCTGGGTCGTTTAAGGACTTTTCAAACTCTTGTTGGTCATCAAACACCTCAACACCAGGGAACGCTTTATTAAGTAGCTGTACAAGCTCCTGACGTGTTTGTGGGTCTGCTTCTGGTTCTTCTCTTTGAACCCTAGTTAATTCTTTACCTTTGAATGGGTCTTGTTTTATTCTGGAACCTACAGGTGCTAAATAGTATCCAGCTTGTTCACCTGTTTCTCTTTGTGTTTGAATTAAATCATAGCCATATTTTTCAAGGACACTTTCAAGCTTCTGAACATTATCAATAGTGGACGGGAAGAAGCCAGTCTCTTTGTCGTACTGATATTCTATTAGTGTGTTTTCTAAAGGAGCAACAGTCTGGCTTAGTTGAACTCCGCCTTCACCTCTTCTTCTTCTTTTAATATTCTCCCAATCTTCTCTAGCCCAAGCGGGTACTTCTGACGTACTTGTTACATTTTTATTTAAAGCACCTTCATCTACTAATACAAACTCTCCGTTTTCTCTTTGACCCCAATTTCTTCTAGACTTAAAATCATTCCATAAAACATCGTAATTAAAGAAATCAGACAATCCCAGTTCTTCCATTACCTCTTGTATCTCTCTCCCTCTATTGTCAAAATCTGTTTGTGAAAACTTTTGCAGAGGTTTTAAATATTCTCTTACAGCTCTATCATTTCGAGGTACATTTTCTACAACTACATAATCCTCTCCTCTTTCAAATATTTCTGGAACAAAAGGCCCTAGTATATTTACATCACCGTAATTTAATGAATTGTTTTGTTGTAATCCTCTAGGGTTCTTTGCAATCTTAATAACTCTGTTGTTACCAATATCATATACATCACGTGTAGTACCACCAGGAATTCTCTTTTCTTTTATGTCTTCTAAAGCAACTTTATCAAATGCTATTTCTTGTGTATTAAATGTTTGGTCGTTTGTAAATAAATCTGCTATTGGACTTTGGCTTAATTGTAAATCTCCAGGACTTGCTGCTGTTTTTCCTAAAACTTCATTGACAATTTTAGCTGCTTCTTCACTTTCTTCATTATCGACTATGGTTTTGGCAGTAGCAAGGTTGCCTAGTTCTTGATTTAATACTCTAATGCTTTTTCCAAATAGTTGTTTCGTTAGTTCATTCTGTGATAGCTGGTCTTTAGCTTTTAACACATCCATCATTTTAGTTTGTACAGGTAACAACTCTGTGCTTGCTACACCTTTTTCACCTAGGCCTAATAACAACTGTGCATCTCTTTTATATCCTATATTCTTTTGGATTTTTTCTTCTGTATTACCATCTATATAACCAAGCTTACGCATATTGTTTGCCCAGTTAGTAGTCTGCTCATTATTGAATGTAGACCCTGAAAAGTAATCAGTGTTAGTCATTTGGTCTGCTTTTAAAATGTGTTGGTTTTTTAAAGCAGTTAATGTTAGATTCATCACAGCGTTACTGGTGTTACTTCCAAACGCACCTATAGCTTCAAGAGCTATTTCATCTGCTTTAAATGGCTTACTGTTCAGTAATGCATTAGCAGATTGTGCTAGGTATTCACCATAAGCTTCACCTCCTGGGTCAACAATAGCTCTTTCAGCTACTAACAAACCAGCTCCTCTCCACGCTTCTGCTCTGGTATTACCCATACCTCTAGAACCTAAGAATATTTTACCTGCTGTACGTGCAGTTAAATAGTCTACAACAGCAATAGGTATACCTCTAGCTAATCCCACGTCTCTTCCTTCATTCCAAACATTTGGGTCATTGAGGGCCATCAACATTTCTTCTGCGTCAAATATATCATAGCCATTGAGAGTGGCTGCTTCAAACACAGCGTTTGAGTATTCCATTGCTAATATTGTAGCAGAACCTCCAAGCATTGTTCCTTTTACAGTTCCTGATAAAGTTCCGTAAACTAAGTCAGCATTTTCTCTAAGAAATTTAGCTTTACCACCACCGCCAATAACTCTTTGTCCTGTAGTTTGACCACGTGTTCTTCTTCCTTTACGTCTGTATAAAGATTCTTCAAAACCTAGTGCACCCCCTATAATACCAAACCCTGGGATAATTTTTAAACCGTAGGGTAACATTTCTGAAAAAGAACCAGCTGCTAATGAAACAGACATATCCAGAGGATTATCCATAAACACATCCATTGTTTCTGTCCAGCCTTTTGCTTTATTCCATTCAAGCATTTCTTTGCTCATACCTTGGCTTTTAGTAACAGAGTTTTCTAAATACTTCGCAATCTCCTTTGCTACTTCTTCCCTACTCATACCGTTTATTTCTTGTATTTTTGTAGGGTCGTCACCAAATAAAGACATAGCCAGTATTAATTCTGCGGCCTTACCTCTTTCACCACGGGTTACCCATTCATTTTTTACTTGAGGCCAAAAACCTTCAAGCACTATACCCTGTGCTTCTTTAATTGATTTAGAATCTAAATATGTTTGACTTACTACATACTGGTCTGCTGCATAAATTTTTTGAGTATCTAATTCTCCTTTAGCTAATGCTATGTAATCTATTATTTCTAATTGTTGTTCGTTTAAATTTTCAAGATTATTTAATCTATAGTTTTCTAATTCTTTTGACGTTACACCAAACATTTCTATGCTGTACTGGTCAAGAGCTTTTAACCCCATATCAGCATTTCTATTTGTTTTAACTGCATCTAAAGTATATGCTTCTCTTCTCTTTGCTGCTTCTAAGTCCCATTGTAAACTAACTTCTTGAAACTTTTCATCTTGTGTTATGTTGTAAAGATTGTCTCTCATTCTTTCAAGCTCCAGCTTTCTGTCTCTCCACTCAGCTTTCATTGTTCCGTCAGAATTAAAAAGTTTTGGGTATCGAGCAACCGTGGCTTCGTCAACAGTTAATTCTTCTCCTCCATAAATTTTCGTAAAATTAGAACCGAGAGGTGCATCTCCTGTAAACATTTTGAATTTATATCTATCAAAATAACCTATAGTTATTTTAGTTTCTGGGTCAAGTGCTACTTGGCCTCCTATAGCAACACCATCTCGATTAGTAACTATTTCTTTTTCACTTACTCCCAAACCTCTGGCAAGTCTTTTTTCAAACTGTGGTGTATCGGAAATTCCTTGAATTTCATTGATTAACATTATTTCGTCTCTTATAGCATCATAGTCGTTGACTGCCTCCATCATACCATCATAATCTTCAAAACCATTGGCTTGAAAGAATCTTTCTTTTTCTAAATCTACCGTATTGTAATCTTTCCAAGACCCCGCTGCAAAAGCTTCTGCTTCTTCTTGTGTTTCAAAAGCATACTTTTCTCCTCGTTCATTAGCCATTTGTATTATTTCTTCTAGTTGAGTTTCAGGGTCGAACTCAATCCATCTATCAGAATAAGTAGACTGTATGTTAGGGTCTTTAGGATATAGTGAAGGCATAGCATAATACTTACCGTCTATTTCAACACTAATCATATTGACTGAAGAATAATCTCCTGTCTCTAAGTTAAAACGTGCACCTGTTCTAGATTCTTTAACATCTAATGCTTTAGCAATATTGCTTTCATCAGGGTTGGGTTCGCTAGGAAAACGAGATTTATCATTTACAAACTGTGTAAAAAGTTTTAATTCTTCATCGGTTGGGTCTACTATGTTTAAATTAAACTGGTCGTTTCCATCTAAAGAAGTAATGGTTAAATATTTCCCAGGGTTTTTTGTAGCGATAGTTTCTCTTTTACCCTCAAGTTCTTTTTTTAAATTATCGAGAGTTATTGATGAAGGGTCTAAAAATTCACTAACACTACCCGTGCCAGTATCATAAGATATTGGTTTCTCTACAAGAAAACCGTATTTAGATATAGCTGCTCGTAAATCTTTTTGATAGTTGTCTTGGTAATTTTTTAATGCAAGAGGACTTTCAGTTGCAGTAAACCCTATTCGGTTTACAACCGTGCTTAAATTACTTTGTAATGCTTCATCACTGTTAGGGTCAAAAGCAAATATTTCTTCACCTTTTTCTCCAGCACTAAATATAATTGTATTTACTCCTTTATTTACTTCTTCCTCAATGAAAGCTTGGTACTCTTCCATTGTTTCAAATTTAGGGTTACCTTCTGGGTTTACAGTTTGGTCGTTAGGTGCAGGATAGTTTTTAATATAATCTGCTGGGTCATATTTTATTTCTAAAGAATTTCTTAAGTCTTGAGCAACCTCGGCTTTTGTTTTTTTTTTCTTAGGCGTTGTGGGTTGTTGACGCATATCCATCGTAGCTATCTCTGGAGCTTCATCAGGCTTGTATACTATTTCCCCATCAACAACTTGATATCCTGCCTCATCTAGATACTGTTCACCTTTTGCTTCTTGATTCTTAAAATCTCTTTGTGACTCAGGGTCTTTACCTAACAACTTTTTAGTAGTCGCTGTAAACCAATCTATAACTCCACTAGGGCCTCTGTCTTCTTCTGAAAAGTCCATTTCCTCACCTGCTGGATTAGTCATAGGTAATTCAAAAAACTCTTGGAAAGATTGTAGGGTTGGAAAGATATCCTTGTTTACAACAGAGTACACGTCTTCAGAAGTGTAATCACTCCCAAAAAACTCCGTCAGTTGTTCAGGAGAAGTGAACATATCAGGTGATTCTAATACCTCATATACGTTAGAAAAATTTAACTCTTCCATAGCGTAAATTATTTATTACCATATAATTTATAATGTTCTTCTGCTTGTTTTACTAAATTAATAATTTCTGTAAACGAAGAATTAGGATTAGCTTCTTTAATTTTTTGAGGGTTTGGTTTTTCACCAATTACATATCCAGCTATCTCTATATCTTTTGGTACTAACGGGTTTTCTTTTTGAATTCTATTAGTTATTTCTAATCTACCATCACCACCATTCCAAGTTACTGGGTTTTGATTTCTTCCTGATTTCGGAATTTCACCCTTTTTAATTCTATCAGTCATAATGGTTTCTTGATTAACCCACTCATCACCTAAGACACCTTTGAAATCATTAGGTCTTAAAAATTCTTGTTTTGCAGACGCATCATATAGTTGTTTCATAATAGCATTAAGCGTGTTAGGGTTTACTTCTTCTGAATTAATATATATAGGTGCCGACATAAATGCAGGGTAATATATTTCTGCGTATTCTGTACCCTTAAACTCTACTGGTGATAAACTTACGTCTGATAACATTTGTCGGTTGTTAGCAGGTGTTGAATTAAAGATAGTATTTACTACGCTAATAACATCATCAGCTGAATCATATGTAGTTACATTAATTAAATCTAATGCACTACCTACTTGTTCGTCTTCAGTACCACCACCTTTAGTAACTACTTCTAAGTTTTCATAGTTTATACCTTGATTAGTAACTCCTTGAGTAGACCAGTTTACAGGAACATTGTTTTCTCCTATTGCTCTA